GTTGTTATTGGTGTGCCGTTATTGCTGGCAACGAGAGCAATCTAAAACATGGCTGGAACATTGCCAATAAAAAATGCCAATAACTTGAAACTTTTTTTATCGAATAGTATTGACAAGCCACTAAACCCTTTAAATCAAGGCGTTTCCCTCAATCCCATGCCATGAAAAAATCTTGCGGCCAGCGTCAACTTCCAACCCATGGAACAACCAAACCACCAAGGAACCAAACATTCAAGCGTCTAGTCATTCCCTATAAAGTGAAGGAAGGAAGCAAAGCAAGGAAGAGGAAGAAGCAAAGGGAATAGGATAGCACGCTATGGAATCATCACAGAACCCATTCACCTATTTAAGAATAACATCCAACACGCGGATCATCGCTTGGCTTGATGAATGGATGACCTTGTTTGGTGTCGTGCGCACATCACGTTAGGACGCGATGGCTTACGTAAGGGGGTTACGCCTGTAGCGTATTATAGTCATGAGCGAAAATCCGTCAAGGAAATAAAGCTGTGAATAAGTGTGAACAATTATTATTATCAATTCACAAGCGCGATCATCACTCATTCGCCAGGTAACATTAGTAAGTTGGTAAGGTATTCCGGCATAACCAATCCACAAGACAAGCGCATGATCCAAGCATCACATTCAAACGACCGTTTACATTGCCGGCACAGATCACATGAACATGTTCACTTGAACACCAAGACAGGCACGGGGGGAGGGGGTCGACCGGCGGAAGTTTTTTATCATTGCCATCCATCCACCCGCCCCAGAAAAATTCTTACAATTGGGCCGTTGTGAGCTTGGTGTGGCATTGTATTGGGTTAGTGTGGTGCGAAGGTTACATTTGAGGTGTGGTGTTCCCGTTCGGTGATTGTTGTGTATTGGTAATGTGTATTTTACCTAAATGCTCCCGATAGGGAATTTTGGTGCAAAATGTGGTGTGTTTTAGTGGATTGGTTTGTGGTTGACAGGCGTGGGTGTATTGTGGTAATTGGTTGTGTGAGCGCGAGATGGACTTGTGCTTAGAAACTTATTTATATTATGCCTAGAGGCGATTCATACGACCTGCAAGGTCAAGGTGGTGGACAAGTGTATTCTGGCACGGATGTGGCTGTTGGCCCGTTCCGTTGGGTTCAGACTGTTGGTGACACTGTTTTTAGTGCGTTCACTGCGCCAAACCTTACTGGGGCTAGTAAGCTAGTTGGGCCTACGATCAATGCTGGTATCGGCATTGGTGGGACGATCAACGGCTTTACTTTGACTTCTGGTCTTGTTATTGGTTATCGGGCATAATGTCCCAGTTTAGGTCTACTGGTGGGTTAGACGATGCGATTGCCGATGCTGGTGATCGTGGGTTCTATGGCGTTAACCGTAGACTTCAGCTCAACCAGTTGGCAGAGGGTGAGGTTAGGGAGAGCCTTAACGGGCGGATGGAGGGTTACTGGAAGCCTCGTAAGGCGGTCATTGCCCAGAAGACCAGTCTGACTACTGGTGGCACTCCGTTGAGGTTGCCATTCTACACCATTGATACCAGCAAGAGCATTATTGCTGCATCCGTTACTGGTGGGGTTTTAAGCCTTACGATTACTGGTCATGGATTTGCTGCTGGGACTAGTGGTTATGCCACTATCTCTGGTCTTAATGGCAATGTTACGATTGATGGGGTGCGTGAGTTGACCTATGTTGATGCAAACACAATGAGCTGCGTTGTGAATGGTTTGACAACCATTAGCGACCAGACTGGAACACTTAGCGCGACCTTGATTAACGACAATGTGGTGTCTGACATTCGGGCATCCTGTTTGTTCAGCAACCCCAACGAAAGCAATAAGGAGTATATCCTTGTGGCGACTAATGCTGGGGTTAAGAAGATCGAGGTGTCCAAGCTAGCAGATGCTGGTACGGATGGGGTTACAGATTTGACCTTCCCCACTGGCATCACCTTGGATGCTGGGGTTGAGGTGTCGATGATGCAGGTCTTTGACAAGGTAATCATTTTCCGTGGAGGGCAATCCGCGCTGCAATGGGATGGGGTTAGCACCCAGTTCTACAAGGTTCCGGGTGGCCCATACCAAGCAGGAAAGGATTACACTAAAAACAACAACATTGTAACCTCAGATGGCACTGCCACAGTCACCATAGATAACGCAGACCTACAGGCATCTACTGGAATTGCGGTTGGAGGGGGTGGATCAACTATTGTTTTACCTCACTTCTTTGACGATGGATTTAAACCATCTGTATTAAATGACTTTTATAATGGGGCAACCCTTGTAATCTCTGGGACAACCTACACGGTTTCGGATTATGTTGGGGCAACAAGAACGCTGACACTTTCAACTGGTACATTTACCAGTGGCACAAATTATACATTCACGGCACTTCAAGATAACCCTTTCTTCATTGGACAATCATTAAGGCTCACCCAGACACAAACAGCACTTAAAGTCTTAAATGTTGGGGATATATTAAATGTTTCAGCACTTCCTACATTTAATACTTGGAGGTTCTTTACTACTGAGCCTAACGGAACCCACCATATCCACTACTCGCAACAAGAGTCCATTGGTCTTGGGTTTTCCTATATGCCGGGGCCACCTTGGGCAACCTACTTCCAACGCCGCCTGTGGGTTCCGTACCTGTACGAGAACGGTGGAACATTGACATCATCAACCTATACGAGTCGTGGAATCGCTGATGAGATTATTGCGTCTGACATTTTGGACAGCAATACCTATGATCGGGTGCTGAATCAGTTCCGTATTTCTGGTGGCACTGCCGATTATACCGTGGCAATGCATGGATTCTATGACGATGCCTTGGTGGTAATGAACCGTAATAGCATCCATGCGGTAGTTGGAACCCAAGGAAGCCTTGCTGATACTGTGGTTAAAGAACTCACTAGTGAGGTTGGATGCTTGGCTAGGAAATCCGTGGTGATGCAGGCCAACAACTTGATATTCCTGTCTGATAACGGGGTTTACGCCCTCACCTTCCTTAACGATTACAACCTTCGTGGTACGGAGGAACCGCTTTCAAAGAACATCCAGCCGTATATTGATAGAATCAACGCCAGACTAGCTGGAGATGCTACTGCGGTTTACTACGATAACAGATACTACCTTGCGGTTCCGCTGGATTCCGTAGCGGGTGCTGGTGATGCACAGGGAAACAACGCTATTTTGGTGTTCAACTTCTTGAATAAAGGCTGGGAGTCGCTCGACACCTACGGCAGTTCTGGATTTTTGATCACAGACTTCGTGACCGCTGGGGCTGGAGTGCGAAATGACCTTTATGCTGTGTCATCTAGTGGTGGAATCCACAAGATGGAGGCTGCAGAATCTCCATCAGATAGCATTTCCGCTGAATTTGGTAGTTCGAGTACCACATCACCGTTCATTAACGCCTCTCTAACTACCCGTGGGTACGACTTTGGGACTCAAGAGCGCAAAAGGTTTACTGACTTTCAGACCCAAATGCAATCTTTCCCTGCTGGATCACCATCTACTTTTGATGTGTCATTTTCAACGGAAGATCCAGATAATGCCTTTCCCATTGGTAGCACTAACGCTTTAATTGGAGATCTATCTAATAGCAATAACGAAGAAGAAACCGCTAATGTTAGGGGCAGGCTTGGTGGACTTCGTGGCTATACAGGAACTATAATCTTGACAAGAACTCTAGGCTCCCCCAAGGTGCATTCAGTTAAAATATCAGGAGCGGTTTCCAACCGTGCAATCATATCACAGAAATAATTTATGCCAGTCGTTGATACAACAACCCCATTTTCTAATAACGAGCAAATTACCTCGACAAAGCTCAACAACATTATGGACAATTCGTTTTTTGTCTCTGGTGCTGTGGTGAGTAATCAAGGACTTGAGGTTACAGCTGGAGGTCAAATGCAGATTCCAAATAGCGGGATTAAGACTGCTCTTATTGAGACTGGCGCAATAGATGCTTCTAAAATCTCCACAGGCGGCCCAAGTTGGACGACATCTTCAATTTCTCTCCCCAATCCTACCACCATTACTGGAAATGCCACCATTACTGGAAATGCAACCATTACTGGAACAACAACATCAACTGGGTCATTAACGGTTGGTACTGCGAAAATGGATGTTCCTTCTGGATCTGCCCCGATTTTTGGAGCAAGGGCGTGGGTGAGTTTTGATGGCACTGCTGCTGGCACTTTTGCTGGAGGTGGGTCAACCGTAACAAGGGCATCTGGATCTACCTTATGTACTGTCACTACCGCATCACCACATGGGATGGTTACAAACAATAGAGTATATGCGTCCACGGGGGTTGCTGTTGGTACATATACAATAACAAGGTTAACTGATACTACATTTACATTTATTACAGCTGCTACAACTCCTTTGAGTTCAGCGTCAATTACATTTTTGGTAAGGTCAATAAATGGTTCTGGTAATGTAAACTCAGTAGCATTTTCTGGTACTGGTTTGTATTATGTTAATCTATCAACAGAATTGAGTTCAAGTAATTACGCTGTTTCTTGGGCTGGAACATCAAATGGAGTGTCAGGTGCAACATTTGCAAGCACTCTTTATGTTACCGATAAAAATACTTCTTCTTTTAAAGCAGAGTTTAGTGGTGCTACGGCAGCAAATAATGCCAATCAACCCGTTGTTGACTTTGTTGTGTTTCAATGAATCAGCACCTAGCTAAAGCAATAGCAATTTATGAACAAG